TTCGTGCTCTTGTTGCCTAAATCGTCCTCAAACTTGGCAAATATCTCACCAGCAACTAGCGGAACAATGGCTTCAGTCGAGTTACCCGCAACTGCAGGGATCAGGTCAACAGAGTTGGGCCACGTTGCTGTTCCATCAGTCAGGTTGCTGTGCTTGATATGAACAAGGCCATTCACCTTCACGTCAAGGTCAACAGTCTGATCCCAGCGCAGGCGAGCACTGTTGGCGCTGATTGGCTCAATCGACAGGTTCTGCACATCGCCAGGAACTGCCGTCTTGCCTACAAGCTCAAACGTTGCTGATGCTGTTGAACTTTGCTTGCCAAGGTAGTTAATCGCACGAATCTGAACCGTAAGAGTGCCGGACTTAAGGCTGCGGAGGGTGATTGACGGGCTTGACGTATTTAGCTCAGTAAAATTGTCATCATCAAGTTTGTATTTAACACGAAACTCATTGACATTTAGCCTGTCATGCTGCCAGCTCAGATCAAAACCTGTGTGAACCGTTTGTCCCTCTTGATATAAAAACTCAGTACCAGACAAGCCTTCCGGTGCATTTGGAGTAGTGCTTAGGTTACTGATGTCTCGTGTCGTCAGTGCAATGTCTTGTTCGACATTTGCATAGATTGACTCGTTGTAAGCAACAGCCGTAACGGCAACCGTTCCATCACCCCCTTCAGCAACAGATACGACTCGGAACTGCTGCGACTGAATATCGCTGGTTTGGATCAGGTAAATCGCTTGCGCTTGTGGTGCCTGACTGAACGCCTCACTGACAGTAATTTCAGCGCCTGAAATACTGTCGATCGTTTTGGTTTCTACTAAGCCTGTGGGCAGTAAGACTGATAGCGTCGGGCTGTTTGACAGATTTACAGATAAATCCGTGTCACTGTCAATCGTGACCACAGTTGTGGTTGCAGAACTAACCCTGCCACTGCGGCGCGTTCCAGCTCGCAAAGGATCTGCAATGTCAATAACGATTCCTGGAGTAAGGACAATGCCAGCATCAATAGAAACAGCAAAGCTAACTGTTTCTGTCAAAAGTCTTTCGCTAGTTAGCAGCCATTTGCCCAACCTATGCGCTTGTCCTTGGCTGTAACAACCAATCGCTTTTATGTCTTTGTTGTTAATCCCATATTTAGCAACTGCGTCATGATCTTCAACGTATTCGTACTCAATTTCGCCAAGAGTGTCGTAACTTTGCCACGCTACTGTTGCACAAGTGTGGCGTGTTTTTTCCGCTGAACCGCTATAAGTAAACAGGCCATCAACAACGTTGCTCGGTCCAAGCAGGTATTGAGCATCTGCAGGCTTATCTTGCCGCAAAACAAGTGATCCAGCGCCGTAGTAACTGATGCCCCTAAAGATGCTGGTTAGCTGCTGAATAACGTTGTAAACCTCGTCACGGGTGTTGAGCAGCAGGTTGAGACTAAAACGTGGCTCTTGCCCGCCTTTGCCATCATCTACAAGCTCGTTGCAATAACGACTGATCTCATAAAAATCAAAAACATCAAGTGATGCTTCTGGAACGCCGCATCCATATCTTGTATCTGTAAGCAGATCGTACAGGCACCAAGCTGGATCATTTGTCCACGTTGCCGCAGACAACGTTCCATCAAACAACCCTGAGTAGGTGATCCGTCCCAGATGCGTTGCGGTGTCAACAGTGCCATTGCTAGGGATTCTGACCTTTGTGCCCCGGATCAAATATTTGCGCTTTGGAATGCTTTGAAACTGTTTTGAGCTAAAACGCAGACCGGCTAAAGCGGTATTGGGATAAGCCAGCTTCTCATCTTGAATCTCTGTATAGCTACTAAAAAATGTTGCGTTTGCACGTTTTGTGCTAGTTTCATCAGCACTTGTGCGAACAACGCGCACATCAACAGGAAAATCACCGTTTAATTCTACTAAATAGTCGCGCTGGTAACGACTACTGCTTTTACCACTAATTGTGTCAGTTATAACGTCGTTAAAACCACCACCATCGTATTGCAGCTGAATTTTTAAGTCAACAGAATGCCCAACAATATCGCCATCGTCCTCAATCACCTGAAGTGCAGGGACTGTAATCGTAACACGCACACGATCAATGTCTGAATCAGTGATTGATCGTGTAACTGGCGCTCCATTAGTTACTTCAACGTTTACTGACCTCTCGTTTTGAATACCACCCGAGGGGTCTGGAATGTGCGGTTGAGCTTGAGTCCCAAATGCAAAAGTACCTATAAAATTATCAAAATTAACGGAGCCGTCACTGTTTTGAACGGGCGTATCATCCAAGAAAATACTTTTTGCGCCATCGTCTAGTCCTTCAATCTCACCTTCACAAAGCAGCTCAAGAATGCTAACAAACTGTTCTGACTTGAGACTGTCATCCTGTTCAGTCGGAGTTCTGCTGCTGCTGCCGCCGCCTTTGCTGCCGCCGCCTGCACCTTGAATTAGCTTTTCGTCAATCATTTTTAGGTAAAGCCAATAGCGTCTGTAGCTTCAAAGATCATGCCGTACTTCTTACGCATACTGAACGGCAGGCCGACAAGCCGTGGGTCAACAGTTTCTTTAGCAGAGTGGTCAACATCAAGACCGCTGCTGATCACAGCCGACCCAATGACAACCCGTCCGTAGGCTATAGGAACTGCTAAGCCCTGCTGGCTCGTATTGGTAATTCCGCTGAAACTAAAGTTCTGGATTCGATTCGCTTCTTTTAACTCAAGTCCTGAAGAAGGCGTTGGAGAAATCATCTGAGCAATGCCGCCTAAGACTAATGAAATTCCGATATTGCCAGCCACAACAGTCGCAATGCCCACAGCACCTATGCTGGTCCCCGTTGCGGCAGCTGTCAAAAATCCACCACCTGCAGCGGCTGCTGGTGCAAACACAACCGCAGCAGTAATTAGCAACGCACCAGCAATGACCCTGCCGAAGCCACCAGCGCCAGCAACAACAGGCGTAATGCTGAAAACCTCACGCTCTGACCAGGGCAGCCCTAACACGCTGACATCATCTGGTGTTGCTTTTTGTTTGCCGACTCTTACCCGGTACCCAACCCCGTCCTTCTCGCTATCAATCAACCATTTTTCTAAACCGGGGAAATTGACGCACAGGGCCTTAATTGCCTGGGCAGGTGTTGCCACGTTCAACTCAAACCGGCACTGGCCTAGTCGCTCCCTCAAAGCGCCGTAGACCTTAACGACTTTCATGGCGTATAACGCGGTCCGTGGCCTTCAAATAATAGCCACCCAGTAAATCCCTAGAACTCAAACGGCCTTGTATGTGATGCAAAATCTGCTGATCGCCAAGGTAGATCGCAGCATGGTTTGGCACGGGTGACTGCAGGTTCATCAGTAGCAGGTCACCACGCTGCAGCTGTTGCATCGGTACTCGCGAAAATCCTTCCTTAGCAAAGTTCTCCACATACATGTTCTCGCCATTGTGCCACCACTCATCTCGACGGTGGTAGTCAGTCAATGTGATGCCGTACTCGCGCTGGAAAAAGTCCCGTACCAGCGTGTAGCAGTCCACAATCCCGTGGACAAACTCACGTCCCACATACGGAAGCTCAAATCCGTCTGGCTCGCAGTAGCCCCAATTCTCGGTTTTTGGGTTGACGATAAACCAAGGCAGGCCGGACTTCTCACAAGCAACGCGATCAGCCTTTGACGGTCTGGGGTTAGTTACAGGATGACTGTGAACAATCGCCACCACCTCGCCCTTGTCCTCCACTTCGTGCCAGCCATCGAGCACGAAATGCTCATCTGGCGTTCGTGCGATATTGCGACAGGGGAAGTAACGACGCCTGCCCTTCACCACAGCAACCAACCCGCAAGCTTCTTTGGGGAACTCATCCTTAGCGTGCTGCAGGATGTCTGCCTGCATCGCTTCAGTCAACTTCATCGTGTCAACCCCGCTCCAGGGAACGACCCAAACGGCAACGTCCCGTTCTCACCAAACCGCAGCTTGCATGATGCAATGCGCTTGCCGCAAACATCCTCAGCTTCTGTGGTAACCGTGTTGCCATTTACGTCAAAATAATCAGTGCCTGTGTAGCTGCACTCACTGCTTCTGTAGATCCATTGGCAGGTATTAGCCACAATCTGGCGCTTAGGCAAAAACTGCCCAGCAAGGTCAAACTCACTAGCAAGCTCAAAAACAACAAGATCACGAGTCTCAGTCGCCTTACGACTAATGCGCCAAACCTCTGTAGGAAACCTGGCATTAGGGTCTGCCGTTGATTCACCGTCTAAGTAACGCTTCAGAGTACGAATCCGCCTGACTGTTGCACCCGTCAAGTCGTTACCCGTTGTAGTGGCATTAACCAGCGCCAAAATCGTGGTCATGGTCCCGTCAAGATTGGCAATAGTCAGCGTGGGCTGCGGGAGGGTGCCACCTGAACGCATCTCAAATCCGTCAGCTTGCACCGGAAACCGCGTGTAAGCGTTACCGTCAAAAGTAATATTGCCTGTCACGTCAGCATTGCTACCAGCATGAAAGCGGTAAACGTCCGTACTGCCGTGCAGGGTGTTGTCTAGCTGCAGCTCAAACAGCTCGATAATTGCGCTTGGCGCGAGGACCGATACGTCCTCGTAGACACTGCTGATCGCAGTCCAGACAACAGTATTGTCAGTGACCGTGCTACCAACATCAGTTGGCCAGTTTGGCTCACTACCAGCGGACGTACCAGCCGTAGTACAGCGGAACCACAAGCCGCTGTCTTGGCTTGTAGTAGCTCTGCGTATATCACCAACAGAAAAGGCTGTGCTGGCTGCCCAAGCTGCAACTGCTGCCATTACGGTTCAAAAACTTGGCGGAACGTTGCTTGAATAGTGGCACGATTTAAGTATGGAATCGACTTGCTCCACTGCTCACAAACAAATTTAGAAGCACTGCCTTCACCAGGGGGTGTGAAGTCAAAACTGGCGGAGTCGTCAGCCCGTGCATCTAAAAATGTTTCGATCGTGTCGGCATCAGTTTCTGACACCTCAAATGTCAGATTAAAAATTTTAGGGTTTTGATTAAGGCCATACTTCAATCTGGTTTCATAGCCGTCACCGAACTGCACCTTTCGTACGGCTGGTGCGCTGCTTTTCTGGATGCCGTAGGTCGGCGTGATTGACGGGAAAGTAGCCATCAGGTTGCAAGGAGACCACCAGGACGTTTTTGTCTGACTAGCTCAGCCTGCACTGCAGCGCCAAGCATCTTGCCAAGTTGTGCCGCTTGATCAGAGTTGCCTTCGACAGACGAACCAGAAGCATCCACGTTCACCACAATGTTAGACCCGCCCATTGCGTGGTTCGGAACAATCGTTCCAGCGCGATCAGGAACAAACAACTCAGGACCACGTTCACCAACGATTGACGGACGACCAACTGGTGGACGACCACCATCTGCGAACCCAAGCAGGCCAAGCAAGCCTGTGCCTTTCGCACCATCCTTGCCAATACTGCCGATACCCGCTGACAAAAACTGTCCGCCTATCTGACGAAGAATTCCAGACAAGGATTCCGTTAGTGACCGCGTGCCATCAATCGCACGCATAATGCCATCAACGATTCCCTCTTTAATTGTTTGGCCAATCTGAGCATAAAGCTGCTCTTGCCTTTCAAGCAATTTAACCTGATCCTCCATGCTGGCGATATTTCGTTCTGCGTTAATCAAGGCTGCTTCTTCCGCAGGTTTTAGCCCTAATGTTTTAATTTTTTCAATTCTTTGATTTAATTCGTACTCCTCTTGTGTTCCATCAATCCGTGCTTGCAGCAAGCCCTCACGCTTGCCTTGACTTTCAATAATTTGATCCATTGTTCGCAAGTTTGCCAGAGTGATTTTATTCTCAGCTTCAATTAAAGCCAAGCGATCTCTTTCTTGTTCTCGCTGTTGTCTCAAAAACTCACTAATCTCTTGCCTCTCCTGCTTGGTTCTTGCTCTTTTTTGTTCAGGATCTTCGACCAGAGACTCTTGAAATTTAATTTCTTCTATGACAGGAGCCTCAAACCTGCCTGCAAGATCAACAGCTTGTCTTTCAGCAAAGCCAAATAAGTCGCTTGGATCAACCCCAAGCTTTTCTGCACGCTTTCTAAGCTCGCCAAACGGCCCCGCTGGATCAAAAGGATTAAACCTTTGCTGGCCAGAAAGAATGTCAAAAGCTAAAATATCTTTCTCGTTTTTCAAAGAAGATCTGTCTTGAGCACGAAGCCTTCCAACTGCTCCAGCCGCTCCAGCCCTTTCGGCAAGAAATTGAATGAGTGGAAGTGCGGCATTTGCAATGTTTGCTAACACCTGACTAAAAATCGTACTTAATCCATTGCCAAGGTCTACCGAAGCGTCTCCAAAGTCTTTTAAAGCTTGAACTCCGTCTTCACCAATTTTTGTAGCAAGCAATTTACTGGCAAGCTCAGCCGCAACAGCTGCGTCACCATATTGCTCAATTCGCTCTAAAAGACCTGCAGTCTCTGTATTTGCGAATCCTGCAGCTGAAGTAACTGCGTCAAGATCAAACGTCAACTCGTTCAACGCTTGACCAAGCTGTGCAGCCGCGCCAATCGTACGATCGGCAAGAATTTGACCGGCAATACCTCCACCAAATCCTCCAAGCGCACCACCAAGAGCACCGCCTAGTGCAGAAGCAGGACTTCCTCCAAACAACAGTGGAAAACCACCGCCAAGAATTGCTCCTTGCGCTCTTCCCGGTCCGCGACTTTGGGATTGCCGTCGATCAACCTTTAATTGATCTTTTTTGACCTGAAGTAAACGCTCTTCCCTTTTTACTTCTTCTTTTAAAATTTTTGCGTGCTGTTTTGCGGTCTGTAAACTGCCTTTATCAACTTTTGCAATAGCTTTTGCAAGACGCTCACGCATCTTTGTAACTTTTACCCCTTTTTCTTCTAACTTGTTGATTCGATCCGCAAGATTGCGGTTTTTAACCATTGCAGCGCCTCTGGCATCCTGCAAATCGACTGAAGTTTTTGTCAGCTTATTGATCTTCTGCTCAATGCGTTCCAGCGACTTCAGCGCTGGATCAGCCTTTAGCTGGATATTTACCTCGTAGTTGGCTCCAGCCACGGCAAGCCCGCACTAATAAAGACAGATTAGCGCACACGACGATATTGAGCCTGCTCACGGGCCTTATCCATCTCCTTTTGCTCCATCTCTGCCTTCAGCGAGCAATACGCGCTCCAACCAAACAGCTCTTGTGTACTCATTGACTCGCGAAGCTGAGCAAGCGTCATGCCTAGCTTCTCTGCAATAAAAAACTGCAAGAACAGGTAATTGTCCTTAGTCAGCTTCGCTTTTGATCTCGTCCGGTTCTTCCACCTCCTCAAGCCCTTGCATTTTCGCCATGATGTCGATCACAACAGCCATCGGCAGTCGATTCACCAACTTTGCGTGATCACCTGACTGAAACAGCTTCTTGCCGTTTTCATCCTCAGCTTTTTCAATCAGCATCTGGACGGCAAAACCCATGCCACCGTCATCAGCAGTTTTTAGCGCTTGCAATGTTCGATTGATCCTGTCCCGATCAGCAATGGTCAAAGGTGTCCAGTACAACTTCAAGACGACCTCACTACCGCTTTTAACCGAGTAGCTGCTGCGTTCGTCAACGCTGAACGCTTTGCACAGCTTGTCGATTGCGCGTTCCATCAAAGGGTAATGACTTTCTCTTGTACTATAACCTACTTGCACCAGCACGCCTAAATCCTTCGGTTAAGTCATCCATGATTTTTCCGCCTTTTGTGTAAACGTTGTACCAATCAGGACTGGTGGCTGTAATGCGGTACTTGTCAGCGTGCTGTTCGTATGTCGTGCCTCTAATCGTCTGCCCTGGTTGATTCGTAGCAAATCCTGCATAGGTTGACTCGTTCCCGATATACAAAGACTTGCCGTATGGCACACGCAAAATTGGTGGTTCTTGAGGAAGCTTGGCGGTTCGTTTGGCTGATATTGGATCACCACCAGTAATAAACGTATCGCGCCTTGGAGCGCCACCAACTCCTATTTGCTCAACATTTTCAGCGTTAACAGGTCGAATTTTGGTTGCACCTAGCTTCCAGCTTTTGCCAAACGTTCCAGTCCACCATGGACCTTCATGCTGCAACGCAAAAACAATTCGCGGACCAGCCTGGGCACGGCCTTCTTCGACAAATTTGCGAAGATCTTCAGCCAATTCAGTAATTGGTTTTACAGCCATCACGCAATCGCCGTAAACCGACAGTTAATTACGCTTAAAAAGTGACTATTGTTTTCGGTCGTAATCGCGGTAGGACCAACGATCTGCTCGACTCTTGGCACTGTTGAATATGTGTCGGTATAGCCAGAAGCATTCACAGAAGTCAGGCCATCAATAACTGATTCTGCAATCGCTGACGCCCCAGCAGTGCCTTCGTCTCTTGGCGTGAAGATGCCGCACTGGACGCTACCGCTATAAAAATCAGTAGCGGCACCCTGATTTTGGAGCGTAGCCTGTTCAAAATTGATCGTCACAAGTACATATTTTTTGTCACGACCAGGCGTCGTAAAAGGCATGTTGTCAAACACCACCGAAACCGTGTCATCTGCATCTGTCACCGCAGTGTTGATTGCAGTTTCAAAAGCGGCTCTAGCATTTACAAGCGTCATCAGAACACCACCCGAAGAATATACAAATACTCTTGATCGCCCCTAAAAGTACGAATATCTTGGATTTTGGCAGCTCTTGCAGATCCAGCAAATTGAAGTGATACCTCATCCTGCAGTGTCGCTTGATTGTCACCAATTTGATCAGGCGTAATATACAGTCTTGCAATATTTTCCTGATAACCGACCTCTTCGTCAGATGTAATAAATTCGATTGGAGCGTCAAACGAGTAAGACGTGTCAGTCGTTGTTACGGCTCCTGTTGCCACGTTGTAACTGGCTGACGCTTTGCGCGTATAAGTGATCGTCGTATCTAGCGACTTACCTAAATCCGCAACAACCTGCTTGGCAACGTTTTTGAAAAGCGTGTCGAGTGCGCCTGGCATATCAACCCCTCACAACGCGGATAGAATACGAGCCACTGCCGCCCAGACAATAAGCGCCGAGATAAGACTGAAGCCAAGGATAAACGTCGAATACGTTATTAACAGTTCCAACAGCCTGACTAGAAGTGTTGTACTTGACTTCCATCTCCCCGAGCTTGACGGATTCGTATAGCCCCGTATCGCCGGTAGTCCCTGTAATCGAGTCCGTGTCATTAGCCAGTGCGTTGGCTAACTCATAAGTAGCGTATTTAATGTCGTTTGGAATCGCGGAGCAAGCAAGCTCAACACGATCCACATGGTAATTATTGCGAGGCCAGCTCAAGGCTTGGTCTGCATTGCAACGATCGCCGTAAAAATTCAACGTGTCGATCCAGCGCGTAGCTGAGATCAATGCACGATTCTTTGCGTCATCCGTCTTGTTGTCCCACTGCGTGCTGTCTGGAACGGTTTCAAAGTAGGCGTCAGCTTCTGCCAGCGTCACATAGCTGTTGGCGCTTTCGCTTTCAAGTGTGGCTGTGATGGTTGCGGCCACGGCTTACCTACCTACTTTTTTCATTGCCATTTTATGCGCTTCGGTGAAGGTCTTACCAGCCTTCATCAGCCGACGCATCTCGGCCATGTGTTTTTTGGTGTGATGCTCTGCATGGCGTTCCATCGCGGCTTTTTGCCGAGTGGTTAGTTTTTTGGGACTGCTGTACGCCATGCGAAAAAGAAGAAGGCCCCACCTAATGGTAGGGCCGTTTGTCTCGTCAGGATCAGGTGGTGGCGTTATCCAGAGGAGAGTTGACGAAGATCTCAACCGCAGGGATGAGGTCGATGTCATAGGTAGCTTCCCAGTTGCTACCAGTACGCAGGTTTGCGTTGGTGGGGTTGTCGTCAGAGGAGGTCCACTTGGTTCCCATGACGTGATAAGCGCCGTGGTAGTCAACGGACAGCACATCCTGCTTGGAGAGGATGTTGCGATCAGCCTCAATGCGGAGGTCCTGCTGTACACCCTCAAGGATGGTGCCGGACTTCAGCAGATAGCAACGGAACTCTTGGCGGTTGCCGGAAGAAGTCGGGTCGTTGATGTTGCACAGAGAGTCAACAATGACTCGGCAACCAGCAAACTCACCAACTTCACGAGCGCCGATGCCAACACCACCGCCACCCCAGGTCACTGCGCCAGAAGCGGCCAGTGCAGAAGTGGAGAAGGTCAGCATTCCCACCTGATACAGGTAGTAAGCGACGGAGGGGTGGACGATCAGAGTGTCCAGCTCTTCGCCACGCTCACCCAACTTGGCGCGAGCTTCAGCGATGACTGAGGCCGTCAGATAATTGGACTCAGAGGTAGCGCCGGAACCACCCAGGTTCTTCTCAAGACGGTGGTCGTTGAGAGCAGTGTGGAACAGACCAGTCAGTTGCTCGAACAGACGGGTTGCATTCAGCTTGTTGATGGCGTCAGCCAGCTGATTGCGGATGTGAAGCATCGGATCTTCACCAGCTGCCAGAAGGGCAACGTCATCCACGGCGTAGGCGAAGCCACGGTGAACGATGGATGCAATCTGGGTTCCGGTGCCGACCTTTTGAGGGGTCAGGTAACCGGCAGAGCTGGTGCCCCAAGTTGCAGTGCCGTCGAAGATCTCTTCGGTCGGTGCAACGGGGTTGAACTCAGGAACCTGAATCCGGGTGCCGCCTTCGCGTGCATCCAGAAGAGGGTTACGCACCACAGCGCCGCTCTTCAGCAGCATGGAGCGTTCTTTGATTGCCTCAGACACATAGGTGCTGAGATTATTCCTTTTTACGATGTCCGCCAGAAGGACACCGCCGGAATAATTCTGAAATGGAGCAGCCATTTCTTATTCAGGGTTGAGGTTTGCGGGGTTTCAAGTCACGGACTTGAGGTGGTGTCCCACGGGGACTTATTTACCAGCCTCTCGCTTGAGCACAGCTGCAAGGTCAGGGTCGGTAGATTCCAAGGCCATTTGCCTCGTTAAGTTAATACTACCTTCCAACCAAGGATTAGCGACACCTGCGGCACCCGCAGTTGCGGTTGTTGGCTTGGCACCCATACCAGCTTGAGCACTTGGCTTGAAGTGATGCTCGTAGCCAGAACCAGGATTTTTAAGCTTGGCAAGGTAAACATTGAGGTCTTCCTCAACGCCGCCATTCAGCACTTTGACGCTGCCATCTTCTGCTTTTTTCAAGTTACCTTGAACCAGTTGCAGCATCTGTGCAGCGTTAATCGCACCAGATTGACTAATAGCTGACAGAGCAGACGTTTTCATCGCTGCTGTCTCATTAGAAGTCCGAAGATCAGCCAGCTTTTGCTCTAGCTCAGCGATCTGCTGATCTTTGGTCTGAGCAGTTTTGTTGGCCTCTTCCCAGAGATCCTTCCACTGGCCTTGATCTTCCAGTGTTTTGCGGCGCTGCTCGTCTTGTTTCTTGTAAACGTCGTCGAGCTTACCTTTGATGCCTTGGAACTTTTCCTCAGCTTCAGCGGCACGCTGTTGCAACGCTTGAATTTGCTGCTCGTAAGCAGAAACATCAATGTTGACGGTGTTTGAAGTCTCAGCCACGGGCTGTTCAGAGGACGCCACAGGCGTCTCCTGGATGACTTGTTCTTCCATTATTAGGAATCAGTTGACTCTGTTACTTTACTAGCCTTTGCTTTTTTGGCGGCAGGCTTTTTAACTGCAGGTTTTTCAACAGGCTTAGCTGATCTTTCGGATGACGGATCCCAAGAATCAACAAGTTCCCACTTGTAGGAACCGTCGGCCTGCAAAACTTTGTCGAGAGACTTAGCCATTGCTAAAAAGGCGTTTTCCTAAGTCTAAACCGTGCCGCCAACCTCATCTATGGTTGCTGGCGAGAGGTTCAGCCACTCATTGCCGTTGTAGCCCTCAAACCTGTTTTCTGTGGTGTTGTAACGGATGGCTCCTGTTGCAGGACTTCCTGGACGCTCAGCAGTTGTCCCCACCGCGACAAAAGCATCTGATCCAGCTGGGCCTTGAGCGCCTGTAGCACCCGTAGCGCCCCTAGGGATCGTGAAATCAAAAACAGCAGCAGCAGAAGTGCCACTGTTGGTAACGCTTGCACTACCGCCAGCGGCTCCAGTGGTAATCGTGCCAATAGCAATGGTCGCAGCTGCACCATCAGCTCCATCGGCACCGTCAGCGCCAGCTGGTCCTGTTGCACCCGTGGCTCCTGTTGCGCCTGTAGCTCCAGTTGCACCTGTTGGTCCCTGAGGTCCAGTAGCACCATCTGCTCCGTCAGCACCATCTGCGCCTGCTGGGCCTTGAGGTCCAGTTGCGCCTGTAGCGCCAGTAGCTCCTGTGGCACCTGTTGCACCATCAGCGCCATCTGCACCAGCAGGCCCCTGCTCACCTTGTGGTCCTTGCTCACCTTGTGGACCTTGAGGGCCAGTAGCGCCTGAACCGGCAGCAAGAGTGCCGTCAGCATTAACTTCAGTTCTTGGAGCAGTGGAGCGTGGTGTGCCGGTCTCGTCTGCCGTGCCAATAGCAACGGGCGCTCCTGCCCAACCGGTTTCAGTCTTTGGGCCGTACAGCCGCTTCGTTAAAACATCGACGTACCAATCACCGTTTGTGCCAATGTCCCCTGGAGAGCCGTTGCCGGATAGCAGGTTATTGAACTGATCAACCTTTTTGGCGAGTTTTACCAGTGCGGTGATCTGTGCAAGCGTGAGGCTGTTTTTGTCCGCCATAACCTCACTGCATCATTGCGTTAATTAAACGGTCGATTTGATCGCTGTTTGGTGAGGCTTCTTCGCTGGGCGGCTTTTGCTTCTGCTCAGCTGCTGTGGGCAAAATTTCACCCTGCACCAGCATGTCGCGGAACTCTTCACGGCTGATGATCTGATCCTCAAACAACTGACCCATTGCAGCAATATCCTGTCCGATCAGGCGTTGCAGATCAAAATCACGGCTGATCTTCACCTTGGGTGGCTCAAGACCCAAGTAGTTGGCCGCCAAGTCATAAGACTTCTGCAAACCTGACTCCAGATCCATCGACACCATCGACAACATCGAGTTGGTGTCAATCCGATCCAGACGGCGTGCGTCCGCAGATTCAGCGACAAACTTCTGTTGGCTCAGCGTGCTGATGCCCAACGTCGCCATCTGCTGCTGTAACTCTTGGATCTCCGATGTCTGCGCTTCAAACGCGCTTGATGCAGGCTCCACGTAATAGACCTTGTTACCCGGCTGGGTCGCCATCGCGTAATTAACGCTGATAGCCATGTCTTTCGTTTGGTCGTCCCAGCCTTCAAGGACGAGCATCGGTTGCGAAGCGATGTGGAGACTGTGGATAAGATCCGCTTGCCGTTGATAATGGGCCAGATTGAGATGAGCAATGTCCAGTAGTGGTGGCTTACTGGTCATTGTGTCCGTTTTATTCGCGTAGATCGTCACCAAGGGGATTTGATCGAGCGAGTAAGGACCAGACTCAACCAATTCATACTCTTCCGTAGCGTCGGATTGATCGAACGAAGAGGGATATGGGAAGTTCCCTTGCATCTCCTTCTTCTGCTCTTCTTGCCGGAAGACGCGATAACGACCAGGCTCAATGACACGGATTTGGTCATAGACCTTTTCTCCAAACTCGCCGTCAGGGACTACAGCCTTTTCCCCAATCCGAACTTGCGTAAGGTTTCCGTAATTGGTCTCGCGGTCCAATCGCCAACCGTAGACGTTGGTCGGATCCACCTCAATCCAATAGGGCCGACGATTAAGAGCACGCTCCTCTGCAAGACTTCTTGCGCCCGAAGGCGCAGGAAAATCAACCAGCGTGTGACAGTGCCCATACGTCAGGGCACAAATTAAGAGTCGTCGAGCGTATTCATCTAAATCCGATCCACAGCCATCAACGTCCTTATTAAAGACATCTGTCCAATAAGGATCGCCTTCTACGCTAATTGGCTTGCGAAGTATTAAGCCAGCAGCCGCTCGAATCAAACGCTGCGTGTAAGGCGTAAAAACTGATCGATTGACCCGTGCTAGGTATGCGGTGTAGTCCTCACGCGGCTCTAACGGCAAAAATGCTTCGCTGTTTTCGCGTAAATACTCCGTGCCGTTAGTGACGGCTTTCATAATCTCCCAGCCCTTCATCTGGTCGATTACAGCCCGTGTCCTTACAAAGGGACTATCAACAGTCCCCATATAGGAGCTGCTGACCAAATGGGTGCGAACTAGGCCAGGAACGGAGTAAGTCATTTAGTCACCACTTCGTGCGGTTAGCCCAGTAAGCAGGGGAAAATTTGCCACGCTTAATGTTGGCTGCGTGGCGAGCCTTCCAGTTTTCGCGGCGTTTTCTTGCTGCTGCAGACTCGCCCTCACGCTTTGGTGAGCCACTGACTCCCTGCTGCCCGAATCGGATTAACCGAATCTTGTCCCCTTCCTTGACCAAGACGGCATGGGATTTAGTGGGGTGGCTCGGAGTGCGCTTAGGCTTGTTGTAGCCAGCAAATTTTTCGCCGCGATACTCAACCATCGCTCAACCCTTATTCAAGGTTGGAAGTGATGGCGCCGCTGGTGACGAAGTTGCAAGTAGCAACGACCAAATCGCCAACAGTGGATGCAATATCCATGCTGGTGATAATGCCCGCAAAACTCACGCTGTCAGTACCGGAGGTGGTGCCGGTAGTAAACAGCTCAAACGTGGCGTCTGCGGTGTCCGAAGCGGTAATTACGTCTTCGATAAATGCAGCCTGACCGGTTGCATCTGGGTCGTACACCAGCTCAACGGTGCCAGAACCGCTGATCATGCTGCCGACAAACGCACGGAAGGTGTCACCGTGATCGGTAACGTCCAGCGTGTCTTTGGTGATGTTCAGTGTCCAGCTGCGGGTTCCAACGATGGTGGCGTTAGAAGAACCAGCAGCGTCAAACTGGACCGCACCTTGCTCTCCGCGAAGGATGGCCATGAGTAGACATAGGAAGGGTCTATGCCTTTGAGTCTAACTCTTTATGCCATCTAAGCCACGCGATCAGCTCTTATGAACAATGATTTGCGCGGTAACGTTGGGCGTGCCAGACGTAATTGACACAATACGAACGCGAACGCGACTTGCTGGAATGCCGGTGTACGAATAATCGTAGTTGCCAGCAGAGCTTAGGGTTTTATTTGTATCAATAGCAAAGTATTCTGTTGGAGCGCCTGCAGTGCTCATTTCAAGAGCAATTACATACTCAGCACTGCCGGTTGTAGTCAACAAGAACGTGTAAGCATCAGATTTGCAGTCGACTTCAAAGGCATCATCAGCTGCTGCCAGCGCCGTGGACTCGCGGTGCTCAACTGTGTTTGAGAAGCGTGTGACGGTGGTGGCCATTAGCTTTTACCCTTGGGTTTACGACGCCGATGCTGATAGCTTATCTTCTTTGAGCCCGTTTTTTCACGCTTAAATCGGGCTTTTTCCGCAGGTGACATCTCACCAGTCGTTTTAGGCGTCTTAGATGACACCCGCTTAGACGGTCGGCACGCCGGATAATCCCGCTTTTCGCCTTTGGAGCGGCCACAAGGCTTCCCGGTCTTTATATCGACCCACTTCTCGTCAAACCATCTGCCAAGGCCACCACGGCCTTTACTTTTTGGTTTTGCGGGTTTTCGTGGTTTTTTTCGTTCCGCCACTGGTTACCTTCTTGTAGGTGCCGCCACGCTTCTTATATTCGCGTACCAGCCACGCATTTGCATACGCGCTCGGATAAACCGCGAACTTGCGCTTGGCCTCAGCCTTTACGCGAGCATAAAGCGCCTTGTTTACTGGGACGTTTTCACTTGCCACAGCTACACCGCATCTTCTTGCTGCCTTTCTTCATGCCTTTTTTCTTGCCGTTGGGCTTTTTCTTGCCACCGGCTCCGTAATGACCAGGCATGACAACTAAACAATGGGTTACACCCAGTCTAAACAGCTTTAGACCCGTATTCCAGCGTTACTCGCCGTTTTCTGCCGCTAGGCGAGTTCCAGCGGAAAAATCGCACCTGCACTGACGGATGAAGCTCCTCCTCAGGTGATTGCAGCGTCTTCCAGCGATGATCACACTCCAAACAACGCCGCTCACGCACACAATCGTTGTCCTGTGACGTATAACGCCCCATCACCTTTGATTCCTCTGACCCACACTTTGGACAACAAGGCGCGTTGAGCGGACGAAACATCCTCAATACAAGCGGTATGACGTAGTTCCCATGGCCTCAGGCTTGGCCAAGTTGAACTGCTGAAGCACAAGATACCCGAAAGCATCAAAGGCGTGGTCCACTCCCAAATTTTTGTTAGGCAAACCAGTGCCTGGGGCGTAAGTCAGCGTCCGTAATGACTTGATCAGTTCCTTGCAACGCGGGTGGATCTTGACCCGACGCGCTCCAGAAGCATCCATAAGGCCCGTGTTGACCGCTGTAATCTTGTCTCGGATCTTCCACGGTGATCGTGGTGATTGAACCGTAAAGCCGCTGCGTCTAAGGATTGCGTGGTCCGTTACTCCGACACCACTGGTCTTCCTGGCTCCGCCCGTAGGGTCAGGGCAGGCAATAACCCGACGATCCACTCCATACCTACGGGTAACCTCTTCCGCAAAATCCCAAGTCGTGGCACCGCCCGTCAGCATGATCTCGTCAAACACATACAACGTGTCCGCATCTTTGACCGCACAGATGCCAGACATCGGATCCACGTTGAAGTCAACGCCCAGCAGCAACGGTTGAATCGAAATATCTTTCGCTTCCGTTGAAATGTTGTCGTCTGAAAAACTGATGGCCACCAAACCAGTCAGGTTCTCGAAGGACGCTTCGAATTCCTGGCGGAACGTGCGCGAATCAAGTTGAGCGCGGGCTGCTTCAACCTCGTGCTTGCTGACATTTCCTCCTTCAATCGTGGTATAGCTCCATCGTTGCCATTCGTTTGTCTCATCCTCTGGGACATAACACCACAAGTCATAAAACCAGCTAGCTGTACCGTCTGGCGTCGAAATAAACAACGCCCAACCCTCCTTATCCGCCAAAGCAGGGCGAATCACTTCAAACCACACCTCTGAATCCATAAAAGCCGCCTCATCAAGCACTACGCCCGACAAGCTCCGGCCTCTGAGCGCCATTGCGTTCTCGGTACCCTTTAATTCGATGGTTGAACCGTTAATTAGCTCGATTCGTAGGTCTGTTTCGTTCTTAGTCTTGATCCAAACCTTCGGAACCAACTTTTTTAACGCTCTCCACGCAATATCTTTCGCCATCCGATAGGTCGGAGCACAATAAAAGAAGGTTTCGCCGGGACGGTTGAGCGCTCCACGAATCAACTCAACGCATGAAAGGTACGATTTGCCAAATCGACGACCGGCAACTAAAACGCGGAACCGTTTGTCGCTTGAAAAAACTTGGCCTTGTGCCCATCGAAGGCTGACTGGCTCGGATTTTACGCTCATGCCTATTACATTACACAGGTTTTCAACCCCTACCCCCCTCCTGGGCGTGCCAGATCGTATGGCGGGCAGTTATTATCTGAAAAAAGGTCGATAGGTTGATGCCTGAGCCTCTAACGGATCGCACCACACAAGCAAAAGAAGATCGCATCAGGCGGCTCTATCGACGGCAGCTTGATGGACTCTCTGCTCGTGCCCTCGTGTACGACCATAAGGAGAAAGAACAGATCTCAATCAATACTGCTTGGCGCGATTGGGCAGAAGTTAAAAAGCTCGTTGATGAAGACTGGCAAGCTGATCGCGAAAACATGCTCGCGCGTCTTCAACACATGCGCACCAAACTGTTTCATCAAGCGCTAAAGAAAGGGCAGTTGCAGACCGCAAGCCAAGTGCTCGACTCCATTGGACGGGTGATTGGCGAGTCCGTTGAAACCGTCAACATCCAAGCGCCTGAACTTAAAATCTCCATCGAAGATAAGGGCGACTGATCCCCACGCTCACAACTTCAGACCCCTGCCCCCACCTAAGGGGGCTTTTTTATTACACGAATGCTGTTGTACGGATATATATGGCGGGTACCCGCAAATCGATACAACTAGCAGATTTTGCAACACCGCCCCCCGGTTTTTGCATCGCCTTCGCCTTGCGGACTTGTAATATTTCTTAGTGTCAGATGGGATCAATATGCTGTACAATGTAAGACAAGAAGGATCATTTCCCTTCGATCGCACCTGGAAAACTAAATAGGGAGCAAACCGCACCAAATGGCACAGCCTCCGGGCTACCGTCGCAAGGTGTCGCGCAAGATTTGCAGTTTTTGCAGCTTGCCTGGCTCGCTCCCAACGAAACCAAACGATCAACCCACTCAACCGATCATGAAGACGTTTTTAAGTGTGTTTGCCGCCTACGTTGCGGCAGGCGCTTTCGGTGTTGCTTTCGTTCAAACGGCGCTACAGGCTCCGCTCCAACAACACAGCGGAACTCAGTCGTTCGTTCGTGTGGTGCGCTGAGATGGCTCTGATGATTGACTGTCCTTTAAGGACTGCCCTTGAAGCTCGGTTCACAGATGACTCAGAGATCCGGGATGTGGCCAGCTATGGCTGCATCTCCGGCGTCTCCGGCTTCATCTACTATTCCGAGACGTGTTCGTTCTTCGATAAGCATCAAGAAGACATTGAACAATGGCTACTTGATGACCACGAGTTCAGCCTTTCCGAGATCTGCAAAGAGATCGAGAGCGTTGATTTATTGAAGAACAAGATGGTTTGGCTGGCAGTCGACTTGTACTGCCAGGAGATTGTCATCTACAAGGAAACCCTGGAGCCCGCCTAGTCGCGGGCTTTTTTCTTTGCTGTTTACGCTCCAATCACAATGGTCACTGAGAAGTACGATCTGCCCGCACATTGGGCAAGCTATCTTATCAACGGAGACGCAACATCGTTCAGCCTGAATGATGACGGCGGAGACGCTGAGATAGCAGTCATTGATGAATTCATGAATGACGTTGGAGAGGGCGCAATTGTTACCTGTTCTGAGGAGCCATTTTTCAGCAAGTATCACGACGCTCAACCCTTTGGCATCAAGGCTTGCGACTGCCTGGAATTCACGTTTTACCTATGAATGAAGCCCCGTTATGGGGCTTTTTTTATGCGCTAAGCCGGATCAGGCATTCTTC